ATTTACCCAATCAGCAAAAGTAGTATAAGAAATAGATAAATCATTACAAATATCATTACGAGTTTTATTATGCAAATTCATATATTTTTTTATATTTTTTGCCATTATTTGCTTGTTTCCTAAGTCACTCATTTTTTTAATCTCCTTTCTTTATTCATATTATACGCACAAACCGTAATTTTTTCAATAAAATAATAAAAAAATACGGAAATACCGTTGACATAACGGTAAAACCGTAATATAGTAATACATGAAAGGAGGAAGAGAAATGGAAAAATATACACTAAAAACAGCTCGCGATAGATTGAAATTAACGCAAAAGGAAGCTGCAAATAAAATAGGTATTAGTGAAGATACATTATCAAACTATGAAAGAGGTAAATCATACCCAGATATTCCAACTCTTAAAAGAATTGAAGAGGTGTATGAAGTCACTTATAATCAACTTATTTTTTTGCCACAAAATAACGGTAAAACCGTAAATAGAAAAATATAAGAAAGGAATGATCGTATGAATGAATTAAAAGTATTCCAAAATAAAGAATTTGGAGAAGTAAGAAGTTTAATTATTGGTGGTGAACCCTGGTTTGTCGGGAAAGATGTGACAAATATTTTAGGTTATAAAAATGGTAGTCGTGACATCAATAGACATGTTGATGAAGAAGATAGAGGTAGTACCGAAATGGTATCACCTAGCGGAAAACAAATGACAACCATTATTAATGAAAGTGGACTTTACAGTTTGATACTTTCAAGCAAATTACTAACTGCTAAAAAATTCAAACATTGGGTAACAAGTGAAGTTTTACCAATATTAAGAAAAACTGGAAGATATGAAATTCCTAATGATCCAATGGGAGCATTAAAATTAATGTTTGAAGCCCAAACCCAAACAAATGAGAAAGTTGCTGTATGTGATAGAAGAATTACAGAGTTGGAAGAAAATAAATTATTGAATCCAGGAGAGTACAACTATATCTCTAGAGCAATCAAGAAAAAAGTAAAACAAGTTAAGAGTGAGTTGAATATGGATCTTGCTCAAAAACAAAGCAGTCAAGTTTATAGAGCAATTAATCGTGATTTGAATTGTTTTATCGGAATTAAAACAAGAAGTCAATTTAGAGCTAAGGATTTCGACAAGGCTTTGGAGTTTATTGAAAACTGGCAATTGTCTTATACAGATAAGAAAATCATTGAGCAGTTAGCATTAGAAGTATAACAAGGAGGGATAACTCATGGATGAAAACAACATTTCAGTTGAAGAAGTCATGAAGATTACTCACAAGAGTAGAGAATTTATTATCAATGCAATTCAACAGGGATGCTTTCCTGGAAGTGTTGCAATATCTGGTACTAGAAGAAACGTACACATTCCAAGAAAAGCATTTGAGGATTATATGAATAAGTTCAGTAAAAGTCCTAGTGAGCAATTAATCATTGCATTGCTTAATTCTTTAAATGAAAAAAGTGCCCTTAAAAAAGGACACACAACATAACCAACCAAATTATAAATAAAATCAGGAGGATTTGCAATATGAGATTAACTCAAAAAGCACAGGTTACATTGTTTGGTGCTTGTGTAGCAAGTTTAATCTTTGCAGGAACTGGTTATGCTCAAGCTAAATTAGTAGAAGCAAAGTATGAAGAACAAAGTAAACAAATTGAGTTGTACAAGGATGAACTCAATGATATGCAAGGTCAGCTTCAAGAATATACAAAGTACAAAGCTATGTATGAATGTATCCAGGTAGAAAGAAATCAACTACAAGAACAAGTTGATGAACTTTCTAAATGAAAGTCATTAGGGATATTCAAAATTACAGCGTATTTCTATGGAGAAGATGAATATGGAGATCTAACTTCTACAGGGGTTAAGGCTCAAGTCAATCATACAATCGCTGTAGACCCTAAAATAATCCCATATGGAAGTGAAATCATGATTGATGGCCAAATTTACGTGGCTGAAGATTGTGGAGGAGCAGTTAAAAATAATGTCATTGACGTATGGGTGGAACATCAAAGTAACAGCTTTGGTGTCAAGTACAAAGAAATATACATCAAGAGGGAGTGAAATTAGTGACCAGGAAGCAGCTAGAAGAAAAGATAGAACATCTAAAACACGAGGTGTTTCTATTAGATATGAAAGATCATTGGGATAGTGCTGATTTCAGTTTAAGTAGTTCGTTGAATCAAGAACTTTCTAAATATGAAGGAATGCTTAAAAATGGACGATATGACAGATGAAAATCTAATTGAATCTAGAAACAGTATCAATAATACAGTAATAGAATTAAAAAACAGTTTAGAAGAGCTTGATGTATGGCAAAAGGAAATCAGTGGCATAGATTACTTTTTAAAAGGTGTAGAAGACCTACTTAATAATGATGTGGGTTTAGGAATTACAATTAAACCTTTTGAAAGTATTCTATCAGAAATAAGAAAACAGTTAGATGATGCTCTTGATGAGCAAGAGGAAATCATCAAAGAAATAGACAAAGAATTGGGGGAATTTTAAATGGGTTTAGCAGTTTTAATCAATGGTGAAAGTGGAGCTGGCAAATCAGCTTCTTTAAGAAATTTTAATAAGAGTGAAGTTTTAGTATTTAGCTTGCATAAGTCAAGACTTCCTTTTAAAAGCAATATCAATGTTATCAAAATGACAAATATGGCTTATTCAGAACGTTATGAAGTTATCAAACAATCAATGAAGAAATACCAAGATAAGGTTAAAACCTTTGTTATTGATGACAGTGATTATCTTATGTTCTTTGAACAACAACAAAGAGCAAAAGAAGGTGGCTATGCAAAATACAATGAAATTGCAGGCCATATGATTGACTTAAAAAATTACATTGAAACATTAAATGATGATGTCATTGTTTACTTTTTGAATCATGTTGAAGTTGATACAAATACAGGAAAATCTAGAGCAATTACTGCAGGTAAATTGATTGATACACAATTAGGTACATTTGAAGCATTATTTGAAAATGTATTATTTGCAAAAATCATTGATGGTAATCATGTTTTCGTAACCAACAGTGATGGTACTACTACCGCTAAAACATCAATGGGAATGTTTGAAGAACAAGAAATTGATAATGATCTAAAAAAAGTAGATGAGGTTATCAGAGAATATTACGGATTAGGAGTTGAAGAAAATGCTCAAGAATAATGATCAAAGAAGAGAATTCATTCTAAACAAAAATAATTGGATTGTTAAAGATAGCTTATCAACTCTAGGTATTAGAGCTTTGGAATTAAAACTTACCAATTCAATTAGTTTAATCAAGTTTGAAAAGAAGCTTACTCAAGAAGAAAAGAATTGTACACATAACCAATATCACTATGTTGATGATGTAAAAGTTGGAGACTACGTTAAATTTGATATGGGCAATGATTTTTATAAATTGGTTGATGGATGCATTACAAAACCATCTTTATCAATCAATAACGCAATAGCATTAATTAAAATTTTAAAGGAGGAAAAATAAATGAAGTTATATGAAATTCCACAAGAAATTGAAAATCTTGTAAATGAAGAAACTGGAGAAATTACTGATCCAATTCTCTTCACACAATTAAATGAAAATATGGAGCAAAAACTCTCATATTTAGCTTTAATCAATAAAAATCGTGAAAGTGATGTAAAAGCTTTAGATGATGAAATCAAAGCGCTAACGGAAAGAAAAAAGGTTTTAGAAAACAAGGTAAACAATACCAAAACTTTCTTATCTAGTTTTATGCTAGAAAATGGCATTAAGAAGATTGAAACACCAAGAGTTGTTATCAGTTTTAGAAAGTCAACATCAGTTGCAATTGATGATGCAGTAGCTTTATTGAATGATTTCAAGGAAAAAGGTTTGACTGATTTATACAAAACCAAAGTAACTGAATCATTGGATAAAACAGCCATTAAGAAGTGGCTTAAAGACAATATGAGTAATTATTGTCATTTAGAAGAAAAGCAAAACATTCAAATCAAATAGAAGGAGACAAAAGAAATGCAATTAAATTTCAACAGAAAAGAATATGAAAGAAAGTTCTTACAACCAGGAGGGTATGTAGGAAAAATCGTTAATGTTGGCATGGAAGGAGAAACAATTAAGGTTTTCTTTGATATTGCTCAAGGAGAATTCAAGGATGTTTATTTAAAAGAATATCAACAAGCTGGTGGAGGAACAAAATTTGTTCCAGATAAATGGAATAAAAAAGCTGTAGTGAATTTTAATTTTCAATATACAGGTGCTAAATATGCATTTGCGGATCTATTAAATTATTTAGAAGAATCAAATCAAGCATTTAAATGGAATAATGAAACAAACGATTTAAAAGGTAAATTGGTTGGTGTCATTTACAAAAAGAATATCTATACTGATAAGTTTGGTGATGAAAAAGAAGGAACTGATTTTCCATCTTTTACAACTGTTAAAAATATTGCAGAACACAAATATTCTATTGAACCAGTAGATAAAAATAAATCATCATCTAGTGCTTCTACTAATCCTAGTGTATCTAATACTGGTACAAGTGATAGTTTCAACATCATGGAAGATGATATTCAATTCTAATGCTGATTCAAGTGGATACAAGAGAAAAACCAAGTCAAACTGAAAGGATATTTGAACACTTTGATAATCAAGGTGTTCAATATCTTATTAAAAAGCTTGATGTTGGTGATTACATGTCATTTTCAAATATCAAATGTGCGATTGATAGAAAACAATCTATTGGAGAATATGCAGTTAATATGGGTGCAGATCATGCACGTTTCAAACGAGAAATGATAAGAGCAAATGAAAACGGAATAAAGCTTATCTTCCTGATTGAAGATGACAAAATAAAATCTATTGAAGATGTTAAAAAGTGGTGGAATCCAAACAGTATGTTTCATCAACGTTTTATGACTGGTGAAATGTTGTACAAAGGGATGAACACGCAAATAGAAAGATATGGTGTTGAGTTTCACTTTTGCAAGAAAGAGGAAACAGGTTATAGAATTGTAGAATTATTGAAAGAAAATGGTGGTTAGTATGTCGTTTGAGGAAAACAAAAAGTTAGGTTTTTTCAAATTGTATAGGTCAATGATAAATTGGGAATGGTTCAAGGATTCGAGTACGCTACACGTCTTTATCTATTGCTTGTTAAAAGCAAATCATAAAGATCAAAGATATAAAGGTGATGTGGTTAAACGAGGGAGTTTCTTTACCAGTAGGAAAATTATTGCTGAAGAAACAGGTTTAACAGAACAAAGTGTAAGGACTGCATTAAAGCATCTAAAACTAACCAACGAGTTAACCATCTCAACAAGTCCTAAAGGTACTGTTATATCAGTAAATAATTATGATGAATACCAAACAGCAACCAACCCTTTAACCAATAATCAACCAACGCCTAACCAACAACTAACCACTAACAAGAATGAAAAGAATATAAAGAATGTAGTAGTATCTGATGATACTCCTACAACTACAACAATTTTTGATGATGATTTTGTGAGATTTTGGAAGGCATATCAAAAGAAAGGTTCGAAGAAAGATACTTATGAAGCATGGAAGGAACATGAATTTGATGAAGAAGAAATTGATCTAGTTATTTTCGCTGCTAAAGAATATTCAAAAGAAAATGCAAGTGATAGAACTTCAATGATGTATTCAAGAACATTTTTAGAAAATGATATTTATTTGGATTATCAAGATAAGTTCAAAAAATACAAAGTCTACTTAAAAGAACAAGAAGAATTGGATGAGATTAGGAAGAAGCTTAAGATGAAGGATGGTTATGAATGATAACAACGTAAAAAGATATGACAATGAATTTCAATTCTTAAGCATTTTATCCAATGATAGAAAATTAGTAGACAAAATCAAATTTAGTGAAGATTACTTCATGAGTAGTCTTTACAAGAAGTTTTATCGCTATCTAAAGAATGAAAACAAAATGGATATTGAGCGTATGCTTGATTACATGACTCTTGAAGAAGCAAAGGGTTTTGTCACAGAGGTATATATCAACAACATGTATGCTGATAGTGACAAAGAATCCATGGCATTGGGATATGCTAAATTGATTTTAGAAGATTACAAAAAGGATGAGTTGATAAAGTTAGGTGCAGTAAGTGGAACAATCTCAATGAATGAATACTATTCGAGGTTGACTGAGATTGTAAAGCTAAACTGTGAAATAGAGGTTGAAGCACTATCTAAGGATATGATTGACGAAATGATATCAGATGATAGCCAAGGGATTGTTATAGATGGGTTTGGTATTTTAAGCCTTTTCCTCAAACTGGATGTAACTGATTTAGTGACGGTTGCAGGTACTAGTGGCTTTGGTAAATCGGCATTTCTATTAAACCTGTACAAATCCTTGTCACAATACAAGAACCTGTACAAGTGCCATTACTTCAATCTAGAGGTTTCACCGAAAATCATGATTAAGAGATTACTGGCAATTACTTCAGATCATAAAGTTGATGAATTTAACAAAGGTATCATCAATGAGGACTTCTATATAAAAGCTAGGGATAAAATACAAAACAATAATTCCTATATTAAAAGTGGCTCTATCTCAATAGAGGAACTAAAGGCAGTAACTCTTAATGCGTTAGATCCAAACAAAATCAATATTGTGTTTGTGGATCATATTGGATTATTAGAAACTGAAGATAGGAATTTCAGTAGAAATGAATATGACAAGGTTACTCATTGTATGAAGGAATTAAGAAATCTAGCTTTGGATAACAATCTTATCATTTTCGTGGCAAGTCAATTTGATAGAGTTTCAATCAAAACCAACAACATAAGCATCTCCTCTTTAAAATCATCAGGAGAAATAGAAAACAGTTCTACTCATGTGCTTTTGCTAAAAGAAAGTAAACAAAGAGAAACACCAGAAGACCAAAAGAAATACTATCAAGAAGTAACCGTTGAAATTGCTAAAAATAGAAATGGTGAAGTAAGAGAACTTGATAATTATACATTCTTAAAAACAAAACAAATATTTAGAGAAAGTTAGAGGAAATAGAAAATGAACATTGAATCAAAAATCATGAATCTAATAAATGCGTATGCTAAAGATCATGAATTAGCAAAACCATGTGGCAGTGAATATATCACACAAAACGATAGTGCACAAGAAGATGCGCTTCAATTAGTTTGCAATATATTTGATTTATATGCTGGAGGTAGTAATGAAAATGATTAAAGTAGAAGAAATTGCAAAAAAATACAAAGGATACGAAGTGGATGAGGAAAAGTTAAAAGAGTTTCTCACTCCACCTAAACCTAAAACGGTGTGGGATTAAAAAAAAGACGATATATATTGGTATTTTTCTTCTTTTGGGATGTTTATTTCTGATAAATGGAACAATTATGATACCGACATTGCAAGAAGATCGCTTGGTAGTTGTTTCTTAACTAAAGAAGAAGCTAAATTTGAGATTGAAAGACGTAGAGTTGAAGCCACTTTGTTAAAGTATGGTAGAAGAAGATTTAAAAATGGTGAACGTAATTATTATTTTTTTTATGATCATGAGGATAATTTAATTAGAAAAACTATAGTTGATACCTGTCAAAGCCAAGGAATAATCTTTTTTGACAATGATGAATTAATAGACCAAGCTATTAAAGAAGCAGGAAAAGATAATATTAAAAAATACATTTTTGGAGTTTATGATGAATGATATGGATAAATAGCATAGATGAATATGTTTCATTGCAAACAATTCAAAATTATTGCAATTCTCAAAATGAATGTGAAGGAAAGTGTCCACTTTTTCCTCTTTGCTGTTGCATGAGTAAAGCACCAAGGGAGTGGAATTTAGAACATAGTCCAGTAAGTGAGGGGGATTCCAGATGAGGAAAGAAGATGTTGCAAAGCCAGTAGATCGTAAGAAATGCTCAACCTGTAAATATTACAATCAAATCAAGAAACGTTGTTCTTTGAGAATGTGTAAAGATCAACCGAGCTTGTTCGATTACATTGGGAATAGGTTCTAGTTATGACAGTCAAAAGATTGGTTGATAAGAAAAAAGGTGAATACTGGAAAGAATACAAAGATGGATATTTCTTTTCAAACTTTGGAAGAGCAAAGCATGTTTATAAAAATGGCAGTGAATATTTATTAAGTCCGTACATTCACAAGACTTCAGGGAAAACAGTTTTAAAAATACATGGTCAAACTCATACGGTTTCAAAAATCGTTTATGAGTTGTTTGTTGGTCCTATTCCTAGTGGATATAACATTATCCATAAAAACAAGGTTAGAAGTGATAACAGTCTTGTAAATCTTCAATTAGCTACGCCAAGAGAAACAGGTTTTCACTATGGGAACAGGAACCGAAAGGCAATTATTTATGATGCAATAAATGACTGTTATTACAAGTCGACTAGAGAGGCTGCAAAGAAGTTATTTATTTCAAGGCAAACAGTAAGTGATTACTGCAACAGAAAAAGAAAGAATCCCATGTTCGATTTATCGTGGGAAAGGTGCTGTGATTAATAAAAATTAAGATGTAAAAAAATCTGTAGATTGCAGAAAAAACGGTACTAAAAGAAGAAAGAAAAAGAGCTAATCAATACAAAGAAATGTAGAAAATTGTGAGGTAATCGATGATGAATAAAATAGAAGAATTTAATGTTGATGAATATATAGATAAAGTAACGGAAACAAAAAGGATATTTAGACAATCGCTTGAAAAATATGGCAAAGAACCACAATGTAGACAAGCTATGGAAGAATGCGCTGAACTTATTCAAGCAGTGAATAAGATGCTACGCTATGAAGATAGGCCAGCCGAACCTGAGTATTATGCTAATTTAATTGAAGAAATAGCTGACGTTGAAATTATGCTATATCAATTAAAAGTGATGTTTAATATTGATGATGATCAAGTGTTTGCTTTTAAAGTACAAAAAGCTAAAAGAGAACAAGAAAGGTTGGAAAAGTTATGAGCGATAAACCCATTTATATTTCAACACCAAAATTAAAAATACTTAAAATCAAGAAAGAAAACAACGTAAGGTGTTTTAATATGTTAAAAGTTGGCGATATAATTCAGTTTAGAAGTGAATTTAAGACAATTCCACGCTATAATGGTAAACTTCGTCCAACTTATTTTGAAATGTTTATCAATGGCTTGCCAATCGTTGATGACACGCTAACTGAATTTAAATTTAGTCAAAATGAGATAGTCAGATATTTAGATCGTTTTGAAGTAGAGGTGATTGAACAATGACAGCACAAGAAATGTTTGAAAAACTAGGATATAAAAAAATATCAATGGAGTTTATGGGTGATGAACTAAGAAAAATCAAGTATGAAAATACATCGAATAAAGATTACATTGAATTTTATACGGAAAATCAACATTTTATCGAAATGAATGGTAATGGAATATATGTTGAAGAACTCCAAGCAATCAACCAACAATGTAAGGAATTGGATTGGATTGAAGAAAATGGATAGACCAAAAATAGAAGATTATTTTACAAATGAAAAGTTTAAGTTTGCTAATAAATTTGGATACAATATAACATTTGATAGTGGATTATATGAACAAGCGCTAAACAGTTACATAGATCAATTAGAAAAAGCATTAGATAAAGCATGTAAAGAGCTAACACATGCTTATCCTTGCGGAATAAACAGTTATGGAACAAATTGTCATCCTGAAAGTTGGAAAGAATGGTGTATGAGAGATGATGAATAAATATCAAGCCTCATTAAGTTGCATCAAATACTACTGTGGCCATTACAATAAGGCAGTTGAAACAGCAATTTCAAACCTGCAGGAGTTAGTAAACAAAGATAAACCTAAAAAGGCTATTTGGGTTCCTGATTCTTACGGTGATATGGTTCAAGTTTGTCCTAATTGCAAACAAAGAATTACAAATGTATGGTCAAGTGCTGAATATAAGCCAAAATACTGTCATTTTTGCGGACAACATCTAGATTGGAGTAAAAAACAATGAATAAGTCTAAAAAAGAATATATAGTCTATGATAAACAAGAAAACGTTGTTATGTTAGGAACATCAAATGAAATAACAAAGAAGTTAGGCATAACGATAGGGACATTTTATAGCTATGTAAGTAGAGGAGATTCATCAAAAAGCAATTATAAAATTTTTGCTACAAATTAAATATGAGAAATAAGCAGTTAAGAAATGTTAAGAAGGAGGGTAATAGATGATACCAATACACACATTATCAATTATGCGCAATGAATTTCGTGCGTACAAGGGTTTAATTAAAGAACGCAACAAATTAATCGAGGAGTATGAAACTCCTCTCAAATCGCTTAAAAATGAGCTTTTAGAGGTTGAGGAAAAACTGAATCAAATTAAGTCTCCTGGTAAAAGTGATGGACTAGGTGGATTTGTTCAGGATAATGTTGATAAGTACAATCATCTGATTGCTAAAAAAGATGAGTTGAAAAATGCAGTTGATAACTACATCAAAGAATATGGCAATGATTCTTTTGAAGAAGAACTTGAATTTTGGAATGTGCGTATTGAAACTGTTGAGTATTATCTTGATCATATGGATGCGCTTGACAGAAAGTTCATTGAAGACTTCTATTTTAATCTTCCAAAGCATCAAGTTATGGAACGTTACAATATAACTAACATCAAAAGCTTATATCGAAAAGCCGACAATATTTTGAAAAATTTATTATAAAAATAGCAAAAAAGTGCTTCTATGTGGAAGATTCCCCCTTTATTTGGTGCTATTATGTTATTGTGAAGTTTTCAAAAAGATGACATCCACAATGTCAACGCTTTGTCTTGAATTCATTTACGATTGATTTGTTGTCAATTGAAGTATTATGAAAAGCTCTTGTTTCAGGAGCTTTTTGTTTTGTTTAAAAATGGAGGTATAACTTATGGCAGTTAAAAGATTGGATAGAGATGGAGCACATAGAAAGCAATTTGAAAACAACAAGAAAAGAATATATGCTACTCAAACTATATGTGGGATTTGTGGAAAGCCAGTAGATTTCAGCTATAAACATCCACATCCATTGTCACCATGTATTGATCACATCATACCAGTAGCAAAAGGTGGACATCCAAGTGATTTAGATAACCTACAATTGGCTCATATGACATGCAATAGACAAAAGAGTGATAAAATCTTTGCCAATAACACAATAAAAACCGAAAAAGTCATATCAAATAGAATACTGCCACAAATAATTGATTGGACTGCATATCGAAGCAAAAAATAATCGTTTTTTAGGATGGGGGCATACCACCCCTAAAAATGCGTTCTCCGGACTTCACGCCGTACTGTGAATATTTTCTCACGGATTATGAAAACGGCTCTCAAAACGAAATTATGAAAGGAATAGAAGATATATGAAATACAAAGGAATGGGATATTTAAGAAGAAAACTTGCTAATAGGAAAGAAAGATGCGAAACAAGATACGATTATTATGAAATGAAAAATCAAATGGTTGATATTTCAAGTGTAATACCGCCTGAATTTAGATGGTTAAAAGAATGTTTAGGATGGTGTTCAAAGGCTGTTGACTCTATTGCTGATAGAATTTCCTTTGTTGAATTTTCTAATGATAATTTCAATATGCAAGAGATATACGACATGAATAATCCTGATGTGTTGTTTGACAGTGCAATTATTTCATCATTGATTACATCATGTTCTTTTATTTATATTTCTCAAAAGGTTGGAGAAATGCCTCGACTACAGGTAATTGATGGAAGACATGCAACAGGGATTATTGATCCTATTACAAATATGTTGATTGAAGGATATGCCATATTAGAGGAAGATGTTCTAGGAAATCCTATTATTGAAGCATATTTTATTCAAGGAGTTACGTATTTTTATGAAAGAGGTGAAAAACCTTATAAAATCAAAAATAAAGCTCCGTATCCACTGTTGGTTCCAATTATTAATAGACCTGATGCTAAAAGACCATTTGGACATTCAGTTATTTCAAGAGCATGTATTTCTATTCAGCAAGCAGCAATGAGAACTCTAAAAAGAAGTGAAGTTTCTGCAGAGTTTTATTCGTTTCCTCAAAAATATGTCTTAGGACTTGAACCAGGAGTTGAAATGGATAAATGGAAAGCAACCATTTCATCATTGATGCAAATTTCAAAAGATGAAGATGGAGACAAACCAACAGTTGGCCAATTTGCCCAACAATCAATGGCACCCTATGTTGAACAACTAAAAATGTTGGCCAGTCTTTTTGCTGGTGAAACAGGGTTAACATTAGATGATCTAGGTTTTTCTACTGAAAATCCATCAAGTGTTGAAGCAATCAAGGCACAACATGAAAATTTAAGATTGAAGGCAAGAAAAGCTCAAAAAACCTTTGCTACAGGTTTTATCAATGCTGGATTTTTAGCAGCATGTTTGAGAGATGGTTATACATATTCAAGAGATCAAATTTATTTAACAAAAATCAAATGGGCACCGATTTTTGAACCAGATGCTTCAGCTCTTTCAGTTATTGGAGATGGAGCAATTAAAATCAATCAAGCTGTACCAGGATATTTTGATAAGGACAATCTAAAAGAACTTACTGGAATCGATTATAGTGCATCTTCATCAACTTCAAATATAGATGATATGTTTAAGGAAGAAATAGATGAATAATGATATCGTTCCTTCTTTATTAGAAGAAATTCAAAAACAGTTTGATGAAGAAATAAAAGCTAATGAAAAAATAAAATCAATTTTAACAAGACAAAAGCAGGGAGTGGTAGATTATACCGACTCTCTTTCTTTTGCAAAAGAATTAGGAGTTTCTTTAAAAAAGGTAATACAAGAAAATATCAACGAAGAAATGCTTCCTGATGGAAAAATGTATTACAACATTGCTCAAAGATTACTTGAACCAATGATCAAACAAAATTATGATTTGGTATCCAAACAATGTGAGGCTACACAAAATATTTTGAATAAAAAAGCTGATTTAGGATTAAAAGCAATTGTTCCTGAATATAACAAAGAAAAAACAGCAAGTATCATTGATTATATTTCAAATGCTGATAAGTACTCCCAACGTGAAAAAAGTTTTCTTGATTCATTAGAAACCAATGCAAAGTCGGTCGTAGATGATTCAGTTCGAAAAAATGCTGATTTTCATTACAATGCGGGGTTAAGGCCTAAAATCATTAGAACAACAGTTGGAAAAACATGTAAATGGTGTCAGTCAATGGCTGGTGTTTATGATTACAGTAAAGTTAGCAATACAGGTAATAATGTTTTTAGAAGACATGCGAATTGCGACTGTACTGTAGTTTATGATCCTAGAGATGGCAGTAAGAAAGTACAGGATGTTTGGAGTAAAAGAATTGATTATAGAGAAAATATTAGGAAAAATTCAAATTTTATGGGTGCAAAGAAACCCTTCAATATGAAATTAGGAAAAAAAGAGATTTCTTTTGTTACGTATAAAAATGACAAATATTCTAATATCTATTGTCAAACATATTCGCAAAATTCAAAAAGAATGTGTGAATACTTAAATACTAAAATAAATCAAGAATATCGATATGGAAAAATAAACAATATCGTAGTGGTTCAAAAAAATGCATTACAGGGTATTGCCTGTTATGATCATATAAATAATGATTTATTTATATGTGAAGAACTGATAAGTAATAAGTTTTCACAAATTGTTGATACCTCATATTTTCCATCTAAAAATTTAGATGATGTATTAAATCATGAACTAGGCGGTCATAAAAAACATTGGGAAGTTGTAAGAAAATATCAACAAGCAAACAATATAAGTGAATTACAAGCCAAAAATGATTTAGAAGAAAAACTAAGAAATTATGTGCTTAATCAGGAAACAAATGATATAATGTATATAAGAAAAAACGTAAGTCAAAATGCACAAGAATCATTTAAAAATACAAAATCATTGAATGAATTGATAGCAGATTGTATTGTCTTGAATAAGCAAAACAGTGTTTCTGATGAATTTTTAGATAGATTAGTTATGGAGGTGCTTGGTTATGATGGTTAATCCCACAAAAAGGCAAAAAGAACTTATTAAAATATTTGAAGAAGAAGTTGCTCCTTGGTGCTATGTTGATAAAAAAACAGGTGACATCAAATTAAAAGAAGATGCACCAAAAAATATCAAAGACAAATATTATTTATATATGAATAGTTAACCGACAGTAGTCGGTTTTTATTTTACAAAAAAGAACGGTAGAACCGCTCTTATAAAGAAATTATTTAGGTGTGTGTCTTTTATGACTATCAACTTTTGTTCCATCTTTTCTCGTATAGGAACTTACTTTTACAGTCATTGGACCTCTACGAGGTGGTTTTTCAGTACATTTTCCTTTTGTTGCCATGATATCACCGCCTTTCTTACTTAATTTTATGCTTTTAATTATTATATCAATTTGTGAGGTGGAAGGATGAAAATTTTAAAAAAAGTTTCAGTTTTGGGAACCGGATATAGAATTATTGAAGATAATTGTAATAATGATCCATTATTACAAAACAGTTTTGGATATACTGATTACACTTCAAAAAAGATAGTCATTACAGATTTTCAAAACGAAGAAATTGAAATTGAAGATGTGGCTAAATATAGAAAACAGGTAATAAGGCATGAATTAATCCATGCTTTTTTATGTGAATCGGGACTGCATGAAAATTGTGAGTGGCACAATGAAGAAATGGTTGATTGGTTAGCAATGCAAGCACCCAAACTTCAAAAAATATTTAAAGAAACTGAATATATTTAATGAGCAAGTTTAAAAGATTTGCTTTTCGTTTTATTCAATTTTAAAGAAAGGAGGAAGTTTATGGCACAAGGATTAAGACCGCATAGACATGTATGCTTTGTAAGTGATATTCAACCATATTACGATAAGAAAAAGCATCAAAAAATGAAAAAAATCACTTTTGAGTGCTATATACCTAACTGTAACTATTGTTATTCAGTCAGTGAAGAGTATCGACCACCACCAAAAAAAGCGAATATGAAGTAGGAGGTAAAAGGAATGTCTGAAAAAAGAATTGGAAGACAAACTCCTACAACTTCGTTAGTGCTTCCTTATATTGAAACAAAAGGGAAGGAAGCGGTAGAAATTTACAACAAAACCGGTAGAACTGCTAGAGAGTGGCAGGAACTATTGATTTATGACATATTAGCAATTGATAAAGAGGGGATGTGGGTTCATTCCCGTTTTTGTTATAGCTTACCTCGAAGAAATGGGAAAACTGAAGATGTTATTATGAGGATCATGTGGGGCATAGCTCATGGTGAAAAGATACTCTATACGGCTCATATGATTTCTACAGCACATTCAGTATTTGAAACAATATGTGCATTGCTCGACCAGGCTGAAATAGAATATACGTCAGTTAAGGCAAAAGGTTCAGAAAATATACGTTTATTGAATGAAAAAGGAAAAGCCTATAAATTAGATCATCTTGTTAATTTTAGAACTCGTTCTAATACCGGTGGTTTGGGTGAAGGATATGATGTGCTGGTTATTGATGAAGCACAGGAATACACGATTGATCAAGAAAGTGCGCTAAAGTATGTTATTTCAGCAAGTTCCAATCCTCAAACAATTATGTTAGGAACACCACCAACTGCAATTTCTCATGGTACAGTATTTCAAAAAATGAGAGATAAGGTTTTAGAAGGAAAAAGCAAGAATACAGGCTGGGCCGAATGGTCTATTGAGCATATGCATGATCCGTATGATAGAGATGCCTGGTATGAAACTAACCCGTCCTTAGGACAAGGATTGACAGAACGTGTAATTGAAAATGAAATTACATCAGATGATGTTGATTTCAATATTCAAAGGTTAGGACATTGGCTATCATATTCACAAGGCAGTGAATTTTCGAAAAAGGAATGGGAAAATCTCAAAGTTGTAACAGTTCCCAATTTTCAAAATAAGCTTTTTGTGGGTATTAAGTATGGTGTAGATGGAAAACATGTTGCTATGTCGATTGCTACAAAGGTAAATGAAAAGATTTTTGTTGAATCGATTGATTGTCAAAGCGTTAGAAATGGCAACACATGGATTATTTCATTTCTAAAAGAAGCAGACATAGAAAAAGTTGTTATTGATGGAAGTGGCTCTCAACAGATATTGAGTGATGAAATCAAGGATTATGGAATAAAACTGAAACCTGTACTTCCTAAAGTATCGGATGTGGTTGTAGCAAACAATATGTTTGAACAGGCAGTTACATCTTCAAAAAACATATGTCATAATGACCAGCCATCTTTAAAACAAATTGTAACCAACTGTAAAAGAAGGGCAATTGGTACAAATGGCGGTTTTGGATTTAAAGCAATGATGGAAGAACATGAAATAGCATTGCTTGATAGTGTAATCTTAGCCCATTGGGCATGTGCAACATACAAAGGGGTTAAGAAAAAACAAAAAATAAGTTGTTAAGCGAACGAAAGTTCGTTTTTTTAATGCAAATTACGTTACTAACGGTAAATAGGAGAAATACAAATGAGTGAATTTAAAGAAATTAAAACACAAGAAGAATTTGATACAGCCATCAAAGAAAGATTGGCTAGAGAAAACAAAAAGTATGAAGGATTTGTAAGTCCTGACAAATTAGAAGAATTAAAAGCCGATTATGAAAAAGAAATCAGTAAAAAATATGAAGGTTATACTTCACCAGATGACCTAGCAACCATGAAAAAAGAATATGAAGGGAAAATTGCAAAATATGAGTCCGACTCAGTAAAAACGAGAATTGCAAATGAAATGGGATTGCCTTCATCTATTGCTTCACGTCTGAAAGGTTCAAATGAGGAAGAAATTCGTAAAGATGCTGAATCATTTGCTGGCTTTTTTCAAAAAGAACCACCTTTAGCAACAGGTGAACAAACAGTTGCTAATGAAGAACAAGCAAGAAATGTTGCTTTAAAGAAATTATTAAAAAATTTAAGACAAGGAGATTAAGATAATGGCAGTATTAAGCAAAGGAAATTTATTTGATCCTGTATTAACAAAGGATCTAATCAACAAAGTAAAGGGAAAATCAAGTTTAGCTGTTTTATCAGCGCAAACACCAATTCCATTTAATGGTTCAAAAGAGTTTACTTTTTCTATGGATAATGAAGTAGATATCGTTGCTGAAAATGGTAAGAAAAGTGAAGGCGGAGCTTCAGTGGATCCAGTAATTATTGTTCCAATCAAATTTGAATATGGTGCTCGTGTTTCTAATGAATTTATGTTTGCCAGTGAAGAAGAACAATTAGATATTTTAAAAGAATTTAATGAAGGATTTGCTAAAAAAGTTGCTAGAGGTTTAGATATCGCTGCATTCCATGGTTTAAATCCTAGAACTGGCGAAAAATCTGCAGTAGTAGGAGAAAATAACTTTGATAGTAAAGTTACACAAACCGTTACTTATGCAAATGATAATCCTGATGATTGCTTAGATACAGCAATTGCAACAGTTGAGGATGCCGATTGTGAAGTAACAGGTATTGTAATCAACTCTGCAGTACGTAGTGATCTATCAAAAATGAAATCTACGACAGGAGATCCATTGTATCCTGAATTCCGTTTTGGTGGTAAACCATCAACATTAGGTTCTCAAGCATTAGATACAAATAATACAGTATCATTTGGTTCAGAAACAAAAGACCAAGCAATTGTAGGTGACTTCGCTAATATGTTCAAATGGGGATATTCAAAAGATATTCCATTAAAAATTATTGAATTTGGTGATCCTGACAATTCAGGAAGAGACTTACAAGGATATAATCAAGTGTATATTCGTGCTGAAGTCTTTATGGGATGGGGAATCCTAGATGCTAATTCATTTACAAGGGTGGTAAAAGCATAATGGCAACATATAGGAATAAAAAAACAGGTGCAACCATCACTACTGATTTGATTATCAGTGGTGGTGATTGGGAAATTGAAGAAAAAAAGAAAAAAGAACCTAAAAAGAATGCTGATAAAGATGTACCACCTAAAGATGGTGGAGCTGATGAGTAATGATACCATTTGTAACAATAGATGATGTTACTTTGCTGTTTAGAGATTTAACAGTAGATGAAACAAAAAAGGCAACATTTTTATTAACTGTTGTTTCAGATTGTTTGAGACAAGAAGCAAAAAAAGCTGGGAAAAATCTTGACCAAATGATAGAAAATGGAGATGTATATGAAAATGTAGTTAAAAGTGTATGTGTTGATATTATTGCTCGTAACTTGATGACCTCAACCAACAGCGAACCTATGGAACAGATGTCACAATCAGCTCTTGGATACTCTGTATCAGGTACTTTTTTGGTACCTGGAGGAGGTTTGTTCATTAAAAAAAGTGAGCTTGCCAGACTAGGTTTGCGTAGACAAAGAATAGGTGTAATTAATATTTATGGCAATGATTAAAGGTATTCCTGTTGTTTTATTACAAAAAATAAAGGTTGATGAAGATCCTTTTGGACAAGCTATTTATCGAGAACGAGAAATCATAGTTGAAAATGTTCTTGTTTCACCATCATCAGCCAATGATATTATTACTTCACAAAATTTAACCGGTAAAAAAGCAGTTTATACACTTGCCATTCCTAAAGGTGACCAAAATTCTTGGGAAGATAACAATGTTGTTTTTTTAGGAAGAAAGTGGCATGTATTGGGTTTTGCAATTGAAGGAATAGATGAAAATATTCCTTTAGACTGGAATAAGAAAGTAATGGTAGAAAGATATGGCTAAAATAGTACTTGATAAAAAAGGTGTAAGGGAATTACTTAGATCTCAAGAAATGATGGATATTTGCCTAAAACATGCAGAAGCAACCAAAGCAGCTGCTGGTGGTGAAGGATATGAGATATCTTCTCATGTTGGAACTAATCGTGTAAATGCATCTGTTAGAGCAGATACAATAGAAACAATAAAAGATAACTACAAAAACAATACATTAATAAAAAGTTTGAGGTGATAAAAATGATTGAAGAAATTGTTTTTAATTATCTTAAAAACAAATTGAATGTTCCTGTGACATTTGAAAATATTAATGAAGTTGAATATGTACTCATTGGTAAAAGTGGCAGTAGTAGATTTGATTTTACAAACACGGCCACTTTTTTTATTCAATCGTATTCGTCTTCAAAATATAAAGCATCTTTACTCAATGAAAAAGTAAAAGATGCCATGTATGACTTAATTGAGTTGGATGAGATTACAGCATTACATCTCAATAGTGATTATGATTATACAGATACAACAATAAAGAAATATCGATATCAGGCTGTGTTTGATATTGGATATTTTTAGAAAGGAGTAGATATAGATGGACGCAAAAAATGTAAGTGCAGCTAAACCTAAAATAGGTGGTTCAGTATTTGTTGCACCCTTAGGTACAAAACTACCAGAAGATGCAAAAAGTGAATTGGATACTAAATTCAATTCATTAGGATATTGTTCAGATGATGGAGTTTCAAACAATAACTCACCTGAAACAGATACTCAAAAAGCATGGGGTGGAGCTGTTGTTTTAAATTTATTTTCTGGAAAAGAGGATACATTTAAATTAAAGTTGATTGAATCATTGAACGTAAATGTATTGAAGACAGTTTATGGATCCAGCAATGTTACTGGAGATTTAGATACTGGATTAACAATCAAAGCTAAAAATGAGGAACCTGAACAGTTTTCATGGGTCATTGATATGATTTTAAAAGGAAAAATTTTAAAAAGGCTTGTTATTCCATGTGCTGGGATTACTGAAATTGGTGAAATTAAATATTCTGATAGTGATGCTATTGGTTATGAAATAACTTTTTCAGGAGTTCCTGATGAAACAGAAACATCCCATTATGATTATATGATCAAGAAAAAAGAAGGAGAGTAATCTAGATGAAGATAACTGGTATTACAAAACAAGGATTTCATTATTCTGTAGATGATGCAGTAGGTGATGATTGGGAACTTATTGAAATTTTAAGTGAAATGAACAATGATGAATATTTAAGTGTTGTTCCTTTTGCTAAAAAGCTTTTAGGAAATGCCCAATATGAAAGATTAAAAAAATTCTGCAGAGATAAAAAAACAGGTAGAGTTCTTACAAGCAAAATGCAAGAAAACATCATGGACATTTTTAATTCAAATAAAAAAGTAAAAAACTAGTGATCCTCGCCAACATGATAAAAACTGATGAGGACGCTTTAATTTGTGATTTAGCAGAAACTTATCAAATATATGATTATAAGTCGCTTCCAGCATATATGGTTGCGACTTTTTCAGTTGGTTTGAGGGAAAATTCAAGAATAAAAATGAAGTTGAGCAATCAAAAGGTTCCTTTTGGGGAATTGCTTTTATCAATGATTTCAGATGAATTGACAAGATTGATTTGGATGAAAACAGAAGATGGTGCAAAAGGCATCAATCCTCCTAAATCGATAGTATCACTTATTTTAAACAATGGAGAAGAAAATACTGTCAATGATGGTTTTCAAACTGTTGAAGAATATGAAAAAGCAAGATTAGAGATTATAAGGGAAGGAGGATAATATGGCAACCAATTTAGCAAAAGCATATGTTCAAATTGTTCCCTCTGCTGAAGGAATGAAGGGCATGATTGAACAGGTCATGGGGAAAGACCTTGAAGAAGCAGGAGAAAAAGCGGGAAATTCAATTGCTTCAAAAATAAAGAATATCATTGTTGCTGCTGGAATTGGAAAAGTTGTATCTCAGGCTTTTACCGAAGGTAGTGCTTTAGAACAATCTTTAGGTGGGATTGAAACGTTGTATAAGGAAAACGCTGATAAAATGAAAGCTTATGCAAAAGAAGCCTATAAAACATCAGGTGTCAGTGCAAATGCTTATATGGAAAATGTTACTTCATTTTCAGCGTCTTTGATTTCAAGTTTAAAAGGCGATACAAGTAAGGCAGCCGACATAGCTAACCGAGCTATGCAGGATATGTCTGATAATTCCAATAAATTTGGTACCAATATACAAGATATTCAAAATGCATATCAAGGTTTTGCAAAGCAAAACTATACAATGCTTGACAACTTGAAGCTTGGCTACGGTGGTACAAAAGAAGAAATGCAACGACTTCTTAAAGATGCTCAAAAGTTGAGTGGTCAAAAGTATGATATTAGTAATCTAGCGGATGTTTATACAGCTATAGGAGTTATACAAGATAACTTAGGCATTACAGGAACAACCGCCAAAGAAGCAGCTACTACGTTTAGTGGTTCATTTGGTTCAATGAAAGCTGCAGCACAAGATTTTTTAGGAAATGTAGCTATTGGAGGGGATGTTACAGGTACCTTATCCAATTTGATTACTACAGCTTCTACATTTCTTTTTGATAATGCTGTCCCAATGGCATTAAACATTGTTCAGGGATTTGCTACTGCATTGATATCAGCAACACCTATTCTATTTCAAAAAGGTTATGATCTTTTGAATAGTTTGGTAACAGGCTTTGTACAAAACGTTCCTGTTGTACTTCCTCAAATATTACAGTTTATACAGGATATAGGAACAAATCTTGCACAAAAAGCACCTGAGATGATTTCTATGGGGTTTGATTTATTAAGCCGATTGTTAGATGGGATCATTTCAGCAATACCAATACTTGTAGAATATGTTCCTAATATCATAACGACATTTGCAAACATCATTAATGATAATTTCCCTACAATTTTACAAAAGGGTGCAGAGTTAATTTGGCAATTAGTACAGGGATTGATTGGTGCAATTCCAACAATTGTGGCTAATATTCCTCAAATAATCCAAGCTATTGTTTCAGCATTTATGGCTTTTCAATGGCTCAATTTAGGAAAAAATATTATTAAAAATGTTGGTGATGGTATTAAGGGAATGGTCTCTTGGATAAAAGAATGTGGAAAAGCAATTGTTGATGGTATTAAACATTCCTTTTCTGAAATTACAAATGTTGGTGTTAACCTTGTTAAAGGTTTATGGAATGGTATTAATTCTGTAAAAGATTGGATTTTAGGGAAAATCAAAGGGTTTGGAGATGCTGTTTTAAATGGATTGAAATCTTTCTTTGGAATTCATTCACCTTCAAAAGTCATGGCTGATGAAGTTGGTAAATATCTTCCTCAAGGTATTGCAGTTGGGATTGAAGCAAATGCTAAAGATGTATATGATGCAATGAACGGTATTTCAAAACAAACATTGGATTTAGCAAGTGAAGGCTTTGATACTTCACAAAATAAATCAAATTCAAATAATGATGTAAATTATCTATTAGAAATCATTATTAAATTATTGAAGGTAATTGCTGATAAAGGTGATACAGGTAATGATTTTAGTGATAGAGATTTCATTCGTATGTTGAAAAGTTTGGGGGTTGTATTTTCATGAGAGTAAGATATATAAATTCTCAAAATTATAGTGTTGACTTTGTAGATGCAAATATTCTTCCAACAAGTGGCTATCTTCATCAAAGAAAATGGAATACTACAATTGAAAATGACAGTGTTAGTTTAAGTATAGGTAATTATACTTATACAATTACTTTAACATTGAGAGGAAGTCTAAAAGAAAGAAAAGAAACATTGGATAAAATGTGCGACATATTTGAACTTGATTGTATTAATGAAACACCAGGAACTTTGTACTTTGGAGATTATTATATTAAATGCTATATTGTTTCATCAAACACTAGCATTGCTAATATTAATACAAGGACCAATGTAGAACTTGGTATTTTCTGTATCAAACAGGAATGGATCAAAGAGAAGAAATACAATTTGGTTATGTATGATGATAAAAGCAATCAGACAGGTATAAAGAAATATACGTATCGATATCCGTTTTTATATTCCAATCAAAAGGGTGCTGTTCAAGCTGTCAATGATTCATTAGTTGATGCTGATTTTATCATGAGATTTTATGGACCATGTGCGAATCCATATATAAAAGTAGGCAATATTTTATATCAAGTTAACACATCATTGATGGCTGGTGAGTATTTAGAAATAAATTCTACTGATAATACTATTTTTTGTTTTTCAGTTTATGGTGAAAAAAGAAATCTCTTTAATTATAGAGATATGTCTAGAAGCGACTTTTTTACAAAAATACCTAGTGGTTCAAATGTTGTAGGATGGGATGGAACTTTTAAAGCCGAATTGATTATTCTTGATAAGAGAACAGAACCGAGGTGGCTTTAATGAAATTCATATATACAAATGACAAATATGAAGAACTGGGTGTATTAAAAAATTCATCAATTGATTTTGAGATTGGGAAGTATGACGTCGCATCAAATGATTATCAAATGTCTATCTCAATAGGATCATGGAACAGAGAATTTGATAAAGGTTCTCTTTTTTATTGTCAAGAATGTGAATTTGGTGGAATTCTAGATGGTAAAAAAGTAGATACTTCTAAAAATTCAATTACATTTAAAGGCAAGACATTTAGAGGTCTTCTTGAAAAAGAATATGTTCAGCCCCCTGATGGACAAGCCTATTATGTCGCAAATGGAGAAGCCAATCAGGTCATTGATAATCTTATTCATGGAAAATTTAATGATCTTTTTGTTGTCGACAATGTAGGATTAAGTGATATTGGTGTTAATTATCAAATAAGGGATTTGAATTTATTAGATGCACTTGAAAAAATGTTACTTAAGGCGGATATCCCTTCAAAACTAGAAATTACGTTTTATGATAAAAAGGTGCATTTACAAGCTGTTCCCATTGTTGATTTATCAGAATTATTAAGATATGACAATTCTTATGGCATTTCCATGATCTCTGAAAAAGCAATAAGCAAGTATAACCATATCGTTGCACTTGGAAAGGGTGAATTGACCGAAAGAATAAGAGTCAATTTATTTTTGCAAGATGATGGAACATGGAATACAAGTGAAAATGCAAAGTATGCAGGATTGAAAAGGAAAACATATCTTTATGATAATTCAAACGAAGAAGATGAATCAAAATTAATAGAAAGTTCTATTGAAGCGACGGAAAAAGCGAATGGCACGGATAATCTTAACATTAACTTTACAACGGATGAAGCTTCTTTGTTTGATTATGTTGGTTCCAAAGAAGAAATAACGGGAATAGAATTTAAAGAACAAATTACAAAAAAAGTTTTAAAGGTAACTATATCTGGTATTATTTCGCATTGCAAATTTGAATATAAGGTAGGTGATTAGATGTGCTAGAAAATATAACATTGAATGAGTCAAATGTTACAGCAAGTATTGATGCTTACATACACCATTGTTTGTTTGGGTACAATGGTGTTTTTAAATGTGGCCAACAGTTGAAGTGTGAAATCATAAACAATAATCTTTTAAAGATCTATGATGGCTTGTTTATTAATCAAGGAAGATTTTATAGGATTGCACCAGGTTCTTATGAAGAAATAAAATTAGAAAATGGTGTTGTTGGTCAAAAAAGATATGATCTAATCGTGTCTCATTTTGAAACAGATGGTGTCAATGAAAAGCATGAAATAAAAGTTATCAGTGGAGAAGGTGAAACTATTCCACAGTATACAAATAGTGATACATTCAATGGAGGTACAGTTAGTGAGATGCCTTTATATCTTGTAGAAATTGATGGAATAAGTATTAAAAGTGTTAAAAGTCAATTTGATATCATTCCTAATTTGCAAGAACTTATTGACAAAATGGTTATGTATAAAGAATAGAGGTGATGATTTTGATTGTTGCTGAAATTATTCAAAAAGGATTGACTATATCTAGCAGTACTAGTGATATTCCATATCAATATAGTGGAAACATTCAAATGCAATTCATCAAGGATGAAGGCTATGATAATTTTAGTGTTATAGGTTTTTATAGAACAAATTATTTTGAAAAAACTCAGTTGTTGGAAATTGATAAAAATGGAGTGTTTTCATTAAATAAAGATGCATTTCAAAAAGATGGATTATTGAATTTATCTTTTCTGTTAGTTAGTGAATTAAAGGAGGTACATCTTGGTGTCGTATCTTTTATTGTTAGATCTACGATAGGAAATGGCAATGATATTCTTCCAGAAGAACGTACAGAATGGATAAAGATTGTTCGTAGTGAGGTTGACGGTTATTTAAAGTCAATTGATTTAGATGACAAGTTTGATATTATGCAAGATAAAGACTTGGAAAACATATGGAATGAAATTTTTAATTAAATAAATTTATAGAAAGAAAGAGGAAAAAAATATTATGAGTTTTGTAACTGATTCAATTTTAAAAACAGCCTTAGGAAAAATTAAAGCATGGGGCGAAGGAAAATTTGTAGCACAAGAAACCGGAAAAGGTTTATCTTCAAATGATTATACAAGTGCAGAAAAAACAAAATTGAGTGGTATTGCTGAAGGTGCCAATAAATATGTGCATCCATCATATACAGCTCAAAAATCAGGTTTATATAAAGTAACTGTAGATGCTGCAGGTCACGTTAGTGCTACTACTGCTGTTGCCAAAGCTGACATTACAGCATTGGGTATTCCAGCACAAGATACAACTTATTCTAACATGGCAGCTGCTACTGCAAGTGCTGCAGGTAAGGCTGGTTTAGTTCCTGCTCCAGCTGCAGGAAAACAAGCATCATTCTTAAGAGGTGACGGTTCATGGGTAGTACCTGAAAACACTACTTATGCAGATGCAACAACATCTACACATGGTTTAATGAGTGCAGCTGATAAAACAAAATTAAACGGTGTTGCTACTGGTGCACAAGTAAACAAAATTGAAAGTGTAAAAGTAAATGGTACAGCTTTAACTCCTGATTCATCGAAAGCTGTAAATGTAGATTTATCTACTTATGCTAAATCAGCTGATGTAACAAAAGAAATTGCTTCAGCAGTTTCAGGGGTAACTCAAATCGATTACTCGGTCGTTGAAGCATTACCTTCAACAGGTAAAAAAGGTGTTATCTATTTAGTTGCCAACAGTGGTTCAGGTAACAACATCTATGATGAATACATCTACATCAATTCTAAATTTGAAAAATTAGGATCTAGAGAATTAGATTTAAGTTCATATGCTAAAAAGACTGATATCCCAACTAAAGTATCAGCTTTAACAAATGATTCAGGATATCAAACATCTGCACAAGTTAATTCTGCTATTGACGCTAAATTACTAGCAATGACTGAAACTGAATTAAATACAATGTGGACTGAAGTATTTGGAGCATAATCAATTAGGAGGAGGTCTTATATATGAAAGATTTCTTTAAAAGAGTTTTGTTTTCAAACGTAAGTGAGCATGCATCTTCAACAACTGTTTTAGCAAATACCAGCAAGTTTCTAACAAGTGATATTTTGAAAACTTTTATGACAAAGTTAAAAGATACGTTTGCTTTGAAGTCACAATTAACATCATTGCAAAAGCGAGTTGGACAGCTTGAAAAGACAGTCAGTGAATTAGAAAGCACATTAGACGATGCAGTATATTACAAAGAGTAGATTGATTTCTGCTCTTTTTTCTTTGGAAGGAGAAAAATATGAAAGATTTTGAAACACGTGAGTGCGTTGTACACACACACACACACACAACTTACCAAAAATAGGAAAGGTACAACGAAGTGCCTTTTCTCATTCTTTAAAAAGATTGGTGGTGAAAAGCATTTAGGTTAGTTTTAACCTAGATGTCAACATGCCAAAACTTATTGATAAAAATGAAAATGAATTGCTTAATCTACAAATGTCTACAGATGAACATTGGACGGGAAAATATTGGATTGATGGTAAAAAAATCTATGAAAAAATAATTACATGGACTGGACTTAGGGTTGGTGTAAGCACCATAGATCACTCAATCAGTAATTTGGGTGAATTCATTGATTATGAAGTCACATGTTCCAATGGAGAAGATTTCTATAGATTTCCTGTTACTTATTATTCTGGTGGTAATACAGGAACATTTTATGCGACGTATTTCATTTTGAATGTAGATAACATTCGTTTTGCTAACAATTACAGCTGGTCAAATTATAAATTTAAAGCAATTATTCGTTATACAAAAAAATAAAGGCACTAGTATCTTTTCTTATTTGATTTTTATTAAAAGAATTAAAGAAAGAGAGGATCATACAAATGTCAAAAATTAAAAAATTTGTGAGGAGGGGGTACTGTTTACTAGCAATAGTAAAAACGGTATCCTTTTACCTATTATCTCTAAGAAAGGAGGTGCAGTTGAATAGCTGCACTTCTTTAAAAAGAGGTGTTATTTATGGCTAAATTTGTTAATTCTAACGGAGATGAAATCAATACGGATGTTGTTCTTTGGAGTGGTAGTCATTTCGGCTATGGTCACGATTTAACATTAAATGATGATGCTTTGAAATTTAAAGAGTTAATCATAATTAGTGATAATAGCGCAGTTATTGCACCAATTATTGATGGAGAGATCATATATTCTGGTGTTGTTAACAACTGGACTGTTACTAATATGTCTTTTAAATATAATCAGACATCAAAACTGTTACACATTGATAATTGTAGATGGACAAATTCATCTAACAATCAAGGTACAACTGTTACTAAAGTCATTGGAAGATATTAGCCATAAATAAAAGCATAAGGTAAATCTTATCAGTTGATTGTATTATATACAAAAAAATAGCAATTAAAGGACGAAAGTCCTTTTTTTGATGTCCTAGATAGGACTAAAAACTGTCTAGAAAGGGTGATTAAATTGAAAGTTAAAAAATATGATTTTAATCAGTGGGTAAAAGCTGCCGGTAT